AACGCCTAACTGTCGCAAATGTGATGCTTCTACTCTTCTTAGATGAGTTCATATATGAGGCCTCAAACAAGGTAGGATTTTTCAGATCTTATCTATAAAAATCAAAAACCGTATTAATACACTATAGTATAAAATTATTATAAACCGAAAAAAAATGAGCAATAATATAGAATCTGTCCAAGACTTTGACTGGGATCTTTTTGAAGACGCTGGAAAGTATAACACCAAAGTTAAACTAACAGCAGAAGATCAAAGAGATCGAGTTAAAGTTCTATGCAAAGAACCGTACGCTCAAGAGCTTTACGATAAGATGAAAGAATTTGAGAGTAGATCGGGCAAATCAACTCACGTAAACAAAGACCTAATTGAAGGAGGAGTATACGAGGTAACTGCCAAGCAGATTTCTTTCCAAGATCGTATCATCATAGCATACGATAATTTATCAGGCACTCAAGTTGAAGTACCGTTTAAGGAGTTTTCAAGAGACGTCGACTCTTTGGCAAGAGGAGAAGGTTTAGAGTTTAATGTGATGATTACAAAGGGATCAGGTTCTAATGAGTTTGTAGGATCTGAAAGAAAATGCGTATCAATCAATAATAAGTCTGAGCTTGACACTCATCTAGAAAATAACACTTGGTTCGAGGTTAAAGTAACTAAGCTAATCAAGGGAGGTTACATTGCTAAATACAAAGATTCAATTGAATGCTTTATCCCAGGATCTCACGCTGCTGCCAATATAATTAGAGACTTTAATAAGTTAATCGGCCAGACAATCAATGTTATGGTTGATAATTATGATGCTAATAATGATCTCTATATTCTATCTTATAAAAAATACATCGAACATTCCATGCCTCAAAGAATATCTGATCTAGAATTTGGCAGGGAATACACTGGTAACCTTACTACCAATCCTTATGACTTTGGAATATTCGTAGAATTCGAAGATTATTTTACAGGTCTAATACATGCAACTGAATTCGAGGACTATAACAAAATCAAAAAGTCATATAGAACAGGAGACGAAATTAAGTTCTATATCAAGAATGTTACCAAGAAGAAGCAGCAATATCGAATTGTCTTAACTCTAGATCCAGAGTCAATTGATTCAGAAAAAAGACAATGGAGCGATCTAAGAGATAGAACTGAGAATAAGAGTTTTGAATACGACGTTGATTCAAGCTCTAACTCAATTAAGATCCATATCGACAAGGAGTCATCATACGAGGTTACCTTGAGAAGAAAAGATCTAGAGAGAAATCTATCCATGTACCCGATGGTTAGAGTATCTAAAGTTGATCCCATCAACAAGAATCTTAAGTTTGAATTTGTAGAAAAAGTAGACTAATTTATTCCTCCAGAGAACCTAATCGAAGTCAGCTCCAGATAAATAAATTAGAATATGAAAGTCTACAAGGTTTACTCTTTACAATAATTGTACACTAACACCTACACTGCCACCTTAGGGTGGCATTGTGGACTTTAAAGAAAAAAAATTAACGAGATGTCTAAACTATTTGACAACAGAATCGAGTATAAGCCATTCGAGTATCCTGAATACTACACAGAAGGATGGCTGCCACAGGCTCAGGCCTTTTGGTTACACACTGAAATATCAATGCAAAGTGATCTAAAAGATTGGAATGAAAATCTTGAAGAACACGAAAAAAATTTAGTAGGTAATATATTACTCGGTTTTGCTCAAACAGAATGTGCAGTCTCTGATTACTGGACAACCATGGTAACTAACTGGTTTCCTAAACATGAGATTAAGCAGATGGCAATGATGTTTGGCTCTCAAGAAACGATTCATGCGACAGCATATTCGTATCTAAACGAAACTTTAGGACTAGAGGATTTTGCTGCTTTCTTGCATGAACCGGCTATCGCTGAAAAATTTGAACTTTTAACGTCCACCAAAGCTGACTATTCCTACAAAGATTTGAAAAAAGACCCCGCAGCAAGAGAAGATGTTGCAAGATCCTTAGCTATATTTTCAGCTTTTGCCGAAGGAGTATCTCTATACTCTTCATTTGCCGTTTTGTATAGCTTTCAGATGAGAAATCTTCTGAAAGGAGTCGGCCAACAGATGAAATGGTCAGTTAGAGACGAGTCCCTTCATTCAAAAATGGGATGCAGATTGTTTAGACATATGTGTGAAGAATATCCTGAGCTCAAATCAAGCGTAAGGGATAAAGTACATGAAGCCGCTGAGATAATTATAGAATTAGAGCATAAATTTATAGATAAAATGTTTGAGATGGGAGACTTAGATAATCTTAGAGCCTCCGATCTAAAACAATTTATAATAAAGAGAACCAATGAAAAGCTAGTAGACCTAGGATACGAACAAAGTTTCGAGTACGACGAAAATTCTGCAGCTGAGCTAGACTGGTTCTATCACCTAACTGGTGGAGTTACCCACACTGATTTCTTTGCAATTAGATCAACTGATTACTCTAAGGCTGGAGAAGGAGAAGATTGGGAAGACATATTTTAACATAACAAAGACAGAATATCATGGCAAAAAATTACGGAGAAGATCTCGGATGGGAATTAGGAGTCGACCTACCAGTTTGGGCAAACACAGAAATTTACGTTAAAACAATATCAAAGGGTTACCTTTTACAGGGTGAAACCCCAAAGGACGCTTACTGGCGAGTATCTGCCGCAGTTGCTCGTAGACTGGGAAAACCCCATCTTGCTAGTAAGTTCTTTGATTATATATGGCGAGGCTGGCTTAATTTAGCCACTCCCGTTCTTTCTAATACTGGTACTGATCGAGGTCTTCCAATTTCTTGCTTTGGAATCGATGTTGGAGATTCTATACAAGAAATAGGTACTAAAAATCTAGAAATGATGCTTCTTGCTAAGCACGGAGGCGGAGTAGGAATCGGAATCAATCAAATTAGATCTGCGGGAAGCCGTATAACTCAAAACGGCACATCTGATGGGGTTGTTCCGTTTACTAAGATATATGATTCTACTATTTTAGCAACAAGCCAAGGATCGGTCCGTAGAGGAGCTGCCTCAGTTAACTTAAATATTGATCATGGTGATTTCGACGAGTGGATTGAAATCAGAGAACCTAAAGGAGATGTAAATAGACAATGTCTAAATCTTCACCAATGTGTAGTTGTTGGCGACAAATTCATGAGAAAACTAGAAGAAGGAGACTCTGAAGCAAGAAGAAAATGGTCAAAGGTTCTACAAAAAAGAAAAGCCACAGGCGAACCTTATATCATGTTTAAGGGTAACGTAAATAAGCAAAACCCAGAAGCATATAAACAAAACGGACTAAAGGTATTCATGACAAACATATGTAGTGAAATTACATTACATACCGACGAGTCTCATAGCTTTGTTTGTTGTCTGTCCTCTGTTAACTTAGCAAAATACGAGGAGTGGAAAGACACTGATCTCATTTACACTGCGACTTGGTTCTTAGATGGAGTTTTAGAAGAGTTCATACAGAGAGCTAAAAACATGAGAGGATTTGAAAACTCTGTTAGATCTGCTGAAAAAGGAAGAGCACTTGGCTTAGGAGTTCTAGGTTGGCATACATATCTTCAACAGAAGGGAATGTCATTCGAAGGACTTCCAGCTCAATTTGAGACCAGGAGAATATTTTCTCAGATGAAGATCGAAGCTGAAATGGCATCGAGAGACATGGCAGAGGAATACGGAGAACCTCTATGGTGTGTTGGAACTGGAATGAGAAACACGCATCTAATGGCGATTGCTCCTACTGTGTCTAATTCTAAACTTAGTGGAAATGTTAGCCCTGGAATCGAACCTTGGGCAGCAAATGTATTCACTGAACAAACGGCCAAGGGAACGTTTATTAGAAAGAACATAGAGCTAGAAAAAGTCTTCAGAAAAATAGGTATCAATAATAGAGAAACTTGGGATCGTATACTTTCAGACGGTGGTTCAGTTCAAGGAATAGAGGAACTTAATAATTGGGGATATGTTAACGGTAAGCTAACCAAGTCTGCAGATATACCTGAAGATCAAATTAATAATAAAGAAGTTGATTGGGTTAAAGATGTCTTTAAAACATTTAAAGAGATAAATCAGCTTGAATTAATAAAGCAAGCTGGTATACGTCAGCAATATGTGGATCAGGCAGTTTCCTTAAACCTAGCGTTTCCATCTCAAGCTACGCCGAAGTGGATTAATCAAGTTCACATGGAGGCTTGGAAACAAGGAATTAAAACCCTATATTATATGAGAACCGAATCTGTTCTTAGAGGAGACATAGCTCAGGCTGCCATGATAGATTGCGTTGCATGCGACGGATAATCGTATAAACGTTCACTTGTTCTGAATAAATAATAAAAAATAATCTACAGATGCAAAACTTAAAGCATTTAAGATATTTCGATAATTATATTGCAGAACAAGATATGATGGGAGCAGAGCCAGGAGCAGCTGCCGCACCTAAAGAAATCGACTATATTTTTATATTCATAGAAGAAGGAGATGAAGGTGAGCAAAAGTATCCAGATGGATCGTCAACTAAAGTATATCCAACATATTCTATATCTAAAACTGGGTTAGATTCTTGGATTTCATCGAACGTTAAAGATATCGGCGAAGACAAGACTGCGACCACTACCATAGACATTAAGAAAGATGCAGTATCTGACTATATCTCAGGCAGAAAATCAACAATAACTCCAGATAACAAGCAATTTCTAAATACTTTTAAAAACCAAGTTAAGTCAGAACAGGTTGGAGAAAGAGTGGGAGACACTGAAGTTACTTTTTACGGGGACGGAAAAACATACGGCACTGATAAAATAGATGTAACTTTTATCGTCGTACCTAAGAAATGATAAAGTCTTTTACAGAATTTATAAATGAGAGAGATGATTCAGGACGCTCTAGGTTCTCTGAATATGCTGATGATATAATCAAATGTATCTCAGATTCTAATGCGTCTGATGCTCACTATAATGAGATACGGGAACTTGAGTACGTAGATCCTTACACATTCGATCTAGTTATACAGCTAAAGAGAGACTCAAATCCGGACTTTGAGAAAGATTCTCACTTTAATGACTTATCTTGGGAAAAAATAAACTTCGAACATTATGGATTTGCAATAGATGCAAATACCAAAATAGATAAAGCTGATCTCATTGTTCCCGAGATTATCTTCACAATTATTATTGATCCCGAAAGAGAGCCAGATCTTTATGAGGAACTTAGATACCGTCTAATAGATATAGCGGCTCATGAATTAAATCACACTAACCAGATCGGCTGGAACAGAAAACCATTCAAAGTAAGACCTAGCTCAAATAAGAAACGAGCATCTTCTAAAAAGAGTCACCAATATTTCCTACTTCCAGATGAAGTGGAATCAATGGTATGGGGAATGTACAATAGATCTAAAGAGCAGGGAGTTACAATAGATAAGATATTTGATAAGTATCTATACCCATTTCTCATGAATGGAAATATCACCAAAGAAGAATACAATAAAGTTCTAAAAACATGGGTAATTCACACTCTTGAAAACTACCCAGATGCTAATTTATCCCTAGAGGATGAAAAAATTAAGCAAATAGTAGATCGAATCTAAAAACCTTTATTTCTGCCATAGTATAATATCTTAAAATTTTATTACATTATGAGCAATTTTCAACAATTCAAAGCTACCGTAGAAGAGGTCAAAGACCAAATTTTCGGTGAAATCGACGCAGCTATCCAAGAAATGGAAGAGAGCGGAGATGTAGAAAAGTACTATGAGAAGGGGGTTAAAAGCGCTGGCTCCAGACTCAGAAAGGGACTACAGTCTATCAGAAAAGCAATTCACATGCCGACTGTTAGAGCAAACATGTCCAAAATTCAAAACGGCGCTAAAGAACTAAGAGATTCTATCTAATATGGATCTCTCGAAATTACTAAAAGTTACTAAAAAAATTACGAGAAATGACAGACTTTTTTGACTTACCCAATGACACATTTGTGAAAAGCTCAAGCTCTTCACAAAAGAAATCAGACGCAAACATCTACAATCCTGATCCAAACGCACATAATGGATCTTACAAATCAGTATTTAGATTTATTCCTTATATCTCTGATAAAACCAAGAGTAAATACACTAAATACGCAGCTAAATTCTGGAACCCTCTAACAAAGGAAGCTTTATATGTTGACTGTCCTTCGACAGTTGAAAAGCCTTCTATCCTATGGGACTTAGAGACGGTTATCAGATCCTTTAAAAATGACGAACCGGAGTTACATGAGCAGCTGTCTTCTTGTTTTTCAAGATGGCATACTCACCATTCTCCAGTTTATATTAAAAAGGATCCACAGAGACCCGAGCTAGAAGGAACTGTAAAGATTTTTAAGTATTCAGCTCAGATCAATAATATGATCGAGGGTCAAATCAACCCAGAAGAAGATGAATTACTGGACTCAGTATCTTCGGTTAATCCATTCCACTTGCTAGAAGGTAAAGACTTTCTATGTGTAGTTGGTAAGAAAACCAAGCAGTACAGAGACTGGAGTAAATCTAAATTCATGGATGAGGTTACTCCGTTCATGTTTAAGATTGGAGATAAGAGTGTCGTCGTTGAAAACAGCGAGAAGTCAGCTAAGCTCGTACAAGAGTTTCTTAAAAAGAATACTCCGGATATTGATCAATATCTATATCAAGAGTGGACCGAAGAAACTTATCAAAAAGTAGCTGATGCGATCGCATCCTTAGTTTCTAATCCTACCATCTTAAAGATGTTGATTGACAAGACAAGAGATGATAAGATGAAACAGCTTCTAACGGATAAAATGTCTGGAAGCACCGTATCTTCATCTACATCTAAGTCTAAAGCAAGCGAATTAGACGACGATATTAACTTTGAATCTGATCCGTTTGTTGAAGAAAAAACTGAGACAGTAGCAGAAACTACTTCGTCAGAAGCTGACGATTATGATTCTCTATTCTCAGATCTGTAAAAAAAATAAGATACAATGTCAGAAGAAGTTAAAGAACCTACTGTTGAAGAAACAGTTGAGAAGTCACAAGAGCAAGAAAAAGCTCCTAAGGCAGTTCTTCTAGGAACTATCTCATATACTGAACAAGAAGATTATGAAAAGTTTCTAGAGAATTTGGATGTAAATCAGGCTATCTTTGTCCTAGTGGCAAGCTGTAATTACGCACAGTCTAAAGGAGTATACTCTCTTGATGAATCAGAGCTAGTTGCAAGAGCAATCAAAACGATTAAGAAAGCATCTAGTAAGTCTACCGAAGATCCCTCAAATAATGAAGATTGATGGACTTTGTAATAGACGGAAATGCCTATCTGAATGTAGCAATTAGCGTTACTAAATCTATAGCTTATAGAGATAAATCTATAGGCTCTAAATATTACGTTAATGATATATTCAATGATGGCAAGTCTATTCTGAAAGAAGAAGTAAAGATACAATTTAGAAACTTCTGTCTTAATTATATGAATTCACTAATTGCACCGGTTGGGAATAAACTCAACCGTGTGCATTTAGTATTCGATTCAAGAAGCTGGAGAAAAAATTATATCAGAAAATTCTTTAATGATTCTAACTTTGAAACAAGTGTAGCACCTACTGCATTTAAGTACAAAGGAAATAGAAAAAAGGATGACAACATTCATCTTTTCTTCGATTACTTTCAAAGTGAGATTGCTCCCCACCTAATGAAGGAAGCAGGGGTTAACTATTACAGAATAGATTCTACGGAAGGAGATGATATCATTGCCTACCTATGTGAGGTAATAGAAGGTGATATCATGGTGTACACAGTAGACAGCGATCTTAAGCAATTAACATATTCTCCTAAGAATAACATAATTGTTATATACCCGAAGCAAATGTCTAAGCATAAGAAATTATGTGTTCCTCAGGAGTTTAATCCTAGTCACGCTGAAGACGAAACAGATAACTTCTTTTCTCTTACCGAGTCTCATATTGTTACTCCAGCAATTGACAAAACAATTAATCTTCTTAAAAGCAGAGACTACGTTGAATACAAAGTAGATCCAGTTTTGGAGGTATTTACTAAAATATTTAGAGGTGATAAGAAGGATAACATTCCAAAAATGGATAAGATGACTCCTACTAAAACTTCTAAAATGATAGATGCTATACGCAGTAATTACGGTAACTATTCCCTAAATTTGCTGGATGATCTAGACGAAAAATTCATAGACTTTATAGTAGAAAACATAAGTATACTAAATAAAGTCAACGATATTGATAAGCTAAAGGACGTGAGAAAACACTTTATGTTCAACGCTAGAATTATCAGATTATCGTCTAAGCTGTTTCCAAAGGAGGTCAGAGTTAGCCTAAGTAGTGGTATTGACTCCAAAAAGTTTATGAGTTTCAATTCTAAGAAATTCAATCACATTAAAAATAACCCATCATTAATATGAGACCTCTATACGAAAGAGTATTGATCAGACCGAAAGTCAAAGAAACAAAAACATCAGGAGGAATCATGCTTCCTGAAAAAGCGGTAAAGCGACCAAATATTGGAACTGTAGTTTCATGTGGAGAAGGAGTTCCACATCAACCAATGGCAGTAAAACCAGGAGACTTAGTGCTATGTAATAGATTTGCAGGTACTGAAATTACCTATAAAGGGGAAAAGCACTACATTATCCTTTCCAATGAAATCATGGCAGTTTTAGATGATATCAATGATATCGAACTAGAAGAGTTCGAGTAGACTTCCTAAATCAATTAAATAAAAAGCGACTCAATACTGGGTCGCTTTTTTAGTATACGAGAAATTAACCTGCGTAATATGAAATAAATAAAATAAATCCCCGAGGGTGATGATAGCTAGAAGATTAAGAGAAATATTGACGTATTATGACTCTGAGCCAACTGAAGTTTTGCAAGGACTGATATGGCTAGTGTTTTTTCCGATAGTTCTCTTGAGCGAGATGACTGGCCCAGTTACTTATTTAGTCGCTCCGTCGATGGTTATCGGATGGCTGGCAATATATGCAGCCGCTAAGTCCTGCATAAAGACTAGACTATATACTTCGTTCGCGTATGGATTACTTTCTCTAATTGCTGCTTATGTTTTTATAAGTAATGGAGGTCTTAAAGTACATGCTACAAATTGGGGATGGGTTGTGATATGTATTAGCGCAATTTCTAACATAAAAAGAGTAAGACAGAAATACCTAAAGGAAATGAGCCCATCTGTTATTGACCGCGTCTTAGAAGAAGACGAAGAATCTGAAGTTGAGCAAACGATAGAAAGAATGTATCGAGATGATATGCTTAAGAAGATAGAGGAACTGCAGCGAGAAAACATAGAACTTAGATTCAAGATCGCAGATCTTCAAACAAAAAACGAAGAATGATGTTAAAATTATTTGCAGGTATTTCTATCAGATCTAAAATAGCGCTATTTATGGCGTCCTCAATAATGTTAGGTTTTCTCATAGTAAAGAGCCTTTTATTGTTCGGGTTCTGTAACTACTCTACTCTCACAAATTGGTATGAGTGGTTCTCAGTAATCTTCTTCATGCCTCCATTTTTTACTCTATTCTTGGAGATATTATACCTGAAGGCTCATATTAAACGTGAATTTAATCAAAAGAATCACGAGCTCATGGAGCTTGATAAATTCATTAATGAGGCCGCTCTTATATCTAAGACTGACTCCAAGGGAAGAATAGTGTTTGTAAATAAGAGATTTGAAGAAGTATCCAAATGGAAAAAAAGAGAGATACTCGGAAAAGACCATAGAGTATTAAACTCAGGCACTCATCCAAGTAAATTTTGGATGGATATGTATAAAACAACAGTCAAGCAAAAAAAGATTTGGAACTCAATTGTCACCAACGTGGCAAAAGATGGATCCTTATATTATGTCGATAGTTATATAAAGGCAGAATTTGATCCTAAGGGTGAAAATATTGTTGGCTTTACGTCAATTAGATATGATGTAACTCAAGTGGTAGACTCTATGAATGAAATAAACAAGAAAAATACCTATCTTGAACATGCTGCTAAGATTCTTAGACACGATATGCATAGTGGAATTAACACATATATACCAAGAGGATTAAGTTCCCTAAAGAGAAGATTAACCGAAGAAAGAATAGAAGAATTAAAGATATCTGCTCCTCTTAGGATGATTGAAGAAGGTCTGAAACATACTCAAAGGGTTTACGTAGGCGTCAAAGAATTCACCAACCTAGTTAAGAAGGATACTCAGCTTGATATGGAAATAATTAATCCGAGCAAAGCTTTAAAGGATTACCTATCTTCTACTTCATATTCAAAGCAAGTAAGAATAGATGAAATACCCGAGATAGAAGCAAACGAGGCTCTTTTTTGCACCGCAGTTGATAATCTAATTAGAAACGGATTAAAGTATAATGACAGTGAATCAAAGAAAGTTCTAATTTATCAAGAAGAAGACTGCATAGTAGTCCAAGATAATGGGAGAGGAATTACACAAGAGGACTTTGAAAAGCTATCACAACCTTATACTAGAAAGAAAAATCAAAAAGAATCCGGCTCAGGTTTAGGACTAAATATATGTGTTGCAATTCTTCAAGAGCATGGATTTTCTATATGGGTAGACGAACAGCCGGTTGGGACTAAATTAAAAATCAAAGTAAAATGAGCACTCTATTGATCATAACATCTATAATATTCGCAACAAGCGCAGGATTCTTTTATCTAAAGAAGGAATCATCGTTAATGAACAAGATATCGATACTGATACTTTTAATTGCTTCGTCTAATTACCTGTTAATGTCTCAATTTGCTGACTATGAAAATATTAGAGCGCTTAGATATACTGATTGGTTCCTGACCGTTCCACTTCTAGTATATCAAATGTGCTGTCTATTCATGAAGAAACCAGCATCAATTAAAACATGTGGAGTAAGCTTATTAATGATACTCTTAATGTTGGTCTGTGGTCTCTCAGGTGAGCTTGGAATATCCAAAGAGATTCAAATGTTAGATATAAAGCCTCATGAATGGAAGCCCTTAATGGGAATGCTAGGGATTGGTTTTAGCTTAAATGCGTTTCTGTTTTTAACTGGAGAAATGAAGGAAGCAAACGATATTAAACTATTCGTAATAATAATAAGCCTCTGGCAATTTTATCCTATTGTGTATTTCTTAGCTGATAGCCAATATACAATAATAGGCTATTCAATAGCTGATGTCATTGCTAAAGTTGGAGGAGCATTCGTTATGGCTTACTTCTGTGACCAATGTCACATGTCCAGTAAATAATTTCACTCAGGCCTTTAAATTTAGAAAACCTTTTAGTATAGTCTAGTATAAATAATCATACTAGAACAAAAAGTTCTTTGACTTATTGGTGAAAGGCGCTTGAAACCGACGGGTGAACGGCGTTGATGTGTGCCAGAATAATAGGTAAGCAAAGCCTATAACGGACCGAATTAGATCGATGGATCGCAGAAAGGTGATGAGCCTCCCTGGTTAAATGACCAGGCTGAATCAGATAACTACTGGAATTCGGGTCTCCGGCAAAAAACTACAAATCTGATTTGTAAATCTCTTATGGGTAAAATAACAATTCCCATCTAGTGACCGAATAATCTTTTCGTTTGTGAGATAAGGTGATTCTAAAGATCGTAGTAATTAAATCAATGATTTGAGTGAGCGCAAACTCAAATTAAGATTTATTTCGACAGAAGTTTTAGAAGGCAGAGATAAAAAAGCAAGCGGCCGGGCTGAAGGTAATCAGTAATCCTTCTGCATCTACTTTCACTTTAAATAAGATCAAAACTTTAGTATAGTTAAACAGAAGAAATTAAACAGATGAATTACACTGTCTCAAATATCACATCAACAAGGTTAGGTATATTAAGACTAATAGGAACATCTCCTACTCAGGATCCAGTGTAAGATTATCTAAACGTAGAAAATTTAAATCTGGATCCAAAAGATCCAGATTTTTTTTTGACATATATTTGCTTCCATAGCTCAACTTGGCTAGAGCACCTGATTTGTACTCAGGGGGTTGTGGGTTCGATTCCTACTGGAAGCTCAAAGAAGTTCTTTGACGTATTGGTTTAATTGCGGAAGTAGCTCAGTTGGTAGAGCATTAGCCTTCCAAGCTAAGGGTCGCGGGTTCGAATCCCGTCTTCCGCTCTGATTGCCGAAGTGGTGGAATTGGTAGACACGCTGGTCTTAGGAACCAGTGCTTCACAGCTTGTGGGTTCGAGCCCCACCTTCGGTACTACATTGCCGCCCTGGTGAAATTGGTAGACACGAGGGACTTAAAATCCCTTGAGCAGTAATGCTCGTGCCGGTTCGATTCCGGCGGGCGGTACTAAACTTACGCAATGATTAAAATTAAAATATCAACTAGAATAGTATTCTTAATAGGTAATTATGCGATTAAAATGCCTATTGATCTTAGAGGATATTATCAAGGCCTCAACGAAAAGTATCTGTATAATAAATACAGGAATTCAGGTCTTTTAGCAAAATTGATTTGGTCAAAACTAGGAATAGTAGTCCAACAGAGGGTTGACCCTATAAAATCTGATAAGATAAATCCGATCCTGGTTCTTAAAATCAAGAGTGAAATACCTGAGCTTAATATTTCTAACTGCGATCTACATAACCCAGTTAATTGGGGAATCTATAAGAATCAAACAGTTTTACTTGACTATGGAATCACTGAGAAAGTAAGCATGATGTATTAAATTGCCTTTCTAAATGAAAGTTGAACCATCTCTTTGTCAGAATTAGTGAATGATGTTTCTAAAGATAGTCCCTCTTTAATCTGAAGATGTGCATAAATTGACGAAGGAGTTTTATAGAAACCCCCTTTAGGAAGTGGACCTAGCATCCAAAACGGAGCAATCCCTATCCTTAATCTTGGATTTATCTGGTACTCGATTTGAGCAAGTCTAATCCTTATTTGATTCTGCATAGAATAAGTAGAATCATCTTCACCAATATAAGATTGATCGCCGAATAAATTAACCAATTCTAATCTTGGTCCGAATATCCATTTCCCATAATTAAATGATTTTTCTACACTTATAGATAAGGAATTGTAATAGGATATGTTAGCCGACATTTCAACTTGCCAGCTTTCTAAAGTATCTTTTGATTGTCCTACAGAACTAGTAGATAAAAACAACAAAAAGCAAAATATTAAGTTTCTCATATGGCTTCTTTATTTTATCTATATGAAGATATCTGAACATCATTGATATATCAAGTAATATAAATGTCACAATGCACCCATAGCTCAGCTGGATAGAGCATCTGCCTTCTAAGCAGACGGTCTCAGGTTCGAATCCTGATGGGTGTACTAAACGATCAAGCGTTCCAGCCGATTACGGTAAAACGAAGGTCTAAGGGAACTAGTACCTTGGCTTGATCCCACGCTCTCTTAGCTCAGTTGGTCAGAGCACCCGACTCATAATCGGTAGGTCGTAGGTTCAAGCCCTACAGGGAGCACTAATTAAACCAATACACTTTTTCGCATTCTGCACCTCTACGGATTTTTATAGGTGCATCAACATGGGGGCGTAGCTCAGTTGGTTAGAGCAGGATGCTTATATCATCAAGGTCACAGGTTCAAATCCTGTCGTCCCTACTTAGGGGCAGGAGAAAGGCTCCTGCCCTTTTCCGCTATAAATAAAATAAAGACATAATGTATAGGGTATTTAAGAAGCTAAATGGTACCGCAGTAGATATCGTGGATCACACCATCTCAGTTCTTAAAGAATGTCCATATACTGAAATTCATATCGGTAGTGACTCACAGAATCACTCTGAAGTCACTAAATATAGTACTGTTATAGCATATAGGTTTGGAAACAGAGGGGTGCACTACGTTGTACATAAGATGTCAACTCCTAAGATCACTGATAAATGGACTAGATTATGGAAAGAAGCAGTAATGTCAATTGAAACAGCTGAAATACTGACCTCAAAAATAAAGGTTCAAGTTCAAATAGATTTAGATTATAACTCAGATAAGAGATATTTTAGTAGCAGGCTAGTTCAGGCAACTTCAGGTTGGGCAAATAGTCTGGGATACAAAGTTAATATTAAACCTGATAATCAGATCGCTACCAGAGCAGCAGATTACCACTGTAGGTAAATACTATAAACCTACACCACTTATTTAGTATAATTTATATATGCCTAGATTCGTAAAAGAAAATATTGAATTTAAAGGAATAGACTTTCTTCCAGAATATTGGAAGCCATACTTTGTTCTTTCGGAAATCGGCAAAACATACACAGTCATTAGAGACACCGAAGTTCCTATTTTGAATAACACAAACAATTCGTGCAAAAGCTGTGGAAATAGAATTCCAGACCTAATAATGTCTGATACTGAATATGAATACCATACAAATCAACCATTCTTTGATTTATGCTTGGAATACACTCACCCTAGAGTATTATCAGTTGGATACGGAATAGGATTGATTATTCCCGAAATGGAACGTCAAGGAGTAGATCTAACTATACTTGAAAAATATCAAGAAATTCTAGATCTTGACGAAAATATTGATCAAGTAAAGCAGTCACATACAATAATTATTGGCGATATTAAAAGCTTTGATCTCTCTCAGTTAGATCCGTTTGATGTCATATTTTTAGACATAACTGAAAATCTACCCTGGGCAGAAGTTCAGGCTTTAAAAAGTAATTTAAAACCGGGTGGTCAATTAAAACTATGGTCACATGATAAAAAGATTAATGACCGTAAAAAAAATACTTAAATGAGAAAAATAAAAATGATTAATCGACTTACTTTAATTCTTGCACTATTCCTAAGTGTAGGATTTGCTAATGCACAAACCTCTGCTGATACTCTTGAAACGGATATATTCAAAGTGGTTTATTCTGAATTTCACGAACAGCCTCTTTTCCTATCGTATACCGTCGATTGTCCAACTGGAACGGCATCTAGATCGGGAATGAATTTCTACAAAGTAGAAGGAATTCATACCTCCGATAACGATGACTATAAGGACAATCCATATGATAAGGGACATCTTGCTCCAGCTGCAGCCTTTAATTGTGATAGAGACGTTTTAAAAATGACGTTTTCATATTTAAACTGTGCTCTCCAGCATGAGGGATTAAATAGAGGACCTTGGAAAGAACTAGAAGGATTTGAAAGAGATCTAGCTAAAGTATTCGACCAAGTATCAGTTGAAATTACAGTTAATTTTACTGAAGAGTTACATAGAGTTCCCGGAGGAGCTGCTATTCCGGATTCCTTCACTAAGATCATAAGATTTGACGGAAAAGCAATTGCTTTTGTTTTTCCAAATGAAGATGTATCTGGTGAAGATTGGTCCAAGTTTAGAGTGCTTGATTGGTAATCTAAATCAAATAATCTTAAAATAAAAAAGGGAAGCAATTAGCTTCCCTTTTCTGTATCAATAAGCTTCTAGGTTTAGAAACTTGGTGTGAATCCTGTTGAATCTGAACTAAGTTCTCCACCGACTCTGGTAATTGTAATACGGTTGATGAATTTGTGAATTCCTCTTGGGAAATCAACAATAACATCAATGATAGCCGCATTGTTTTCAATTACTTCATTAGTGTTATTAGAAGAATCAAATACAACTTTGTATGAACTTAATCCTCTAGCGTTAACAACAGCATCTAAGTAGTTTTCAACAATCGTCTTAACTCTAAGTCTAGTGATCTCATCGTTAAAGTCAAACAAGAAGTTGAATAGTATTCTAGAAATATCTCTTTCAATAGTAGAAAGATTGTCTCTAACGTGCGCATTATTAAGAGCTGAATTAACTCTCTGGTAAGCTGTGTTATTAGAGAATAATAGAGTACCAAATCCTCTTCTCTTAACAATTAGATTGTGACCAATTGGCTCTAAGAAATCTCTATCTTGATCCGTTAATTCGTATTCAATTCCAACTAATTCAGGATCCGTGATAGCACCTCTTTTTCCACCGGCTACAATTAAGAATGGAGTACCATTCTTGAACTTTCTAACATAAAGATTAGAAATGTATGCCGCTGGCGGAACTGAGATATTTCTATTTCCGTTTCTAATAATCAGATTAGGGAAGTAGAAAGTAGAGTAAGATGCTAGTGGAACACCGTTAATATCCTCTTGAGCAAATTGGAAGGTAAAACTAGGATTTAAGTTTAAATCTCCACCTTTAGAAATTAACTCAGTTGATAGTAACTTATTAGTTGAACTAATAAAGCTAGGATCTACAGATTTTTCAAATTGAGCTACAGAAGGAGCATTTAACAATGCCATTGCTTGCCCGTGAGTAGCTGCTAATTTAGATAAGTAATACTTAGAGCTCGAGCTAATCTCTCCCTCATAGGTATCTACTATGTATCTGAAGTCAATTACTTCTTTTCCAGCAAGAGCTTGCGGAATTGAAGTGTAATCAAAGAGATAAGATAGTATATCTTGCTGTCTAGCGGCAGTTCCGTTAGGTAACAATGTTTCTCTAATCTTAAATCCTCTCAAATATTGTCCTCTAATAGAGTTTACAAAGTTGTATACTCCCTTGTAAACTTGAATCTTATTATTAGTTACATCTAGACCACTTATTTCATCTACTGAAGGGGCCATAGTAGTAACAGTATATTCAAGTCTATATGGGCTAATTTCTTCTCTAGAAGTAACAGAAATTATCTTCAACAATCTAGGTCTAACATCTCCGATTCTTTTAGCTCTAATGAAGTGATTAACTTTTATAAATTCATCAACTTTAGCCTTATTAACTGCAACTGAAGTATTTACTCCTACTACAATTTTATTAGGTTGAGTAATTGTAAAGTCAGTAAAGTAGTTAGTATCTGAAAGATCAAACTCTGCGGTGTAATCTTCTCCAGCGTCAGTAACGATCTTGATATAATCATTTCCTCCACCGGTATAAACAATTGAGCTTGCATCTTCTTGATTTAATAAAGTAATATCAGAATATATAAATACTTTGATGTACTTCAACTCATTTCCTGACACAGTGATTGAGAAGTTATCTTGAGTTTTGATGTAGTAGTCTAACGTACCGTTTGTAATGATATCACCAGTTCTAACAAAACCATTTGCATATGAATCATACAGAGTACTGTCCTCCATTGCGATGATATATGGATCTCCAGATGCTGGCGTAATAACGTAAGTATCTCCAGCAATCGTTGGAATAACCGAACCAGTTAAGAAATTAGCTTCTGAATCGCTATCGCTAATTGCGAAAATTAATTCAGAATCTGCTGGTCGTCTGTAGCTTAAAACATCAATCAGAGGAGTTACATCAGCAGCAGATCCGTCGGTATCATATCCTCCGTCATCAGCAGTGTATGCATCATCTGAATTTAATTCATCATATCCGTGTCCAACTAAGTCAATTCTATGAGTATCAACCTCAATATCATTGAAGTTAGTGTTAGCAAGATCGACCAAGTCCAATTTATCAGAATCTAAAGCACATAGTACCCCGGTTGATGGGAATAGTCTATTAACTAATCTGTCAATAGAAATACTATTTCCAGATTGATCTATGAAATCTGGAATTAAGCATCCGATTGTTCTACTGATTACTTTAATCTCTCTAAGAGCAAAGAATTCAGAAGATTTTGCTTCAATTAAACCAGACTCATCGAAAAATTGTCCATATACTGGATCGTTTGCCAGTTTCAAGTAGTTAGTCCAATCTCCAGATATAAAGATTACCTCTACCATGTAGTCTGAGATAAAATCATCTGGGTGAACATAGGAAGGAAAATCTGTTTCTTCTCCGCTTCCGACAGTGTTGTACCATTCCTTTGCTGTTATATCAAACCCGGTTGTAGCAGCACGTCTTGTCCATATCGTCAAATTAGATTTTCCAGTGTTTGCGAATGATAAGATCTTATTAGAATCAATTGAAACGTTACCTAGTCCTCCTGGATTGGTGATATAATCATCTCCAAGAGCCAAGTTCTTAGTTTTGTTCAATTGTTCTGAGCTAGCAAACCATAACCTTCTAGTATTGAAGAAGTCTATGATTGGATTTTTTACCGGATTTTCCCCTGAGTTGTTACTAGAAGACTCAGTGTTAAACGTCGTAAAGTAGGCTTGATCCTGATTAACTAGCGAATCGTCGTCAGTATCTATCGGCATAACGTTTAAAGCAAATACTGGTCCTTCTCTCAATGCGACTTCAATAGATCTATGGAAATATCCACCAGCCTTTTCCAACTTAGGATCGATATCACCAAACACTGCTTTAAGAGTTCTAAGGTCGTTTATTAATACAACAGTATTAAATGGACCGACTCTGCTTGATCCGATTACTAATCTTCCAGTCGTTAAAGGAAGAGCTACGTTCTCGCTTTGATCAATCTCAACGGTATATACACCGCTGGACTTAAAATTATTTAAATTGATCCTTCTTTCAGCCATTTCTTTAAGTATATTTTTTATTATTTATTCTCACACGATGTCAATAAACCCAAAAAATATTCAAAAATCAAGATCCAAGTCATCAATTTGATGTATAAGACTATAAAGAATTTTCATGGCAAACTCGGACAACATTTGTGCAGACCTCAAGGTTGAGGACTTTTATTCAGATAACTCTGATACTCTAGGGCTAATTTTCAACAAGCAGAAGGAACTCCAAGAGAGACTTGGATTTGATTTTAAAGACTGGACATTAAAGCAAATTGCAGATTTTTGGATGGTCAATAAGCACGCAATGAGCGACGAGCTTAACGAAATGTTCGATGCACTCGGCGGTATTAACGAAGGAATAGGTTCCGCGGCTTGGAAATATTGGAAAAATAATAATTCTAAGGCGACCGAGATGAAAATTTCAGATTTATCAGATGATGATAAACTAGAACTATTCTACGAGTGGATCGACGGGCTTCATTTTTACATGAACTTTGCGATATCAATTGGCATGACTCCTTCAGATATCGTAAATCTTTACATGGCAAAAAATTCAGAAAACCACGATCGTCAGAATCGAGGATACTAAAAAAAATAGATAAAATGAAAATAGTAGGAGAAGACGGAAATCAACCAGGGCCTCAACCCGGACCAAGTGGTATACCGGCAGATGTTCTAAAGAATGCCGAGTATATTAAGTGTGAGGAGTGCGAAGGCACCGTATTTGAAGAAAAAATGATGATCAAGAAAATATCCAAGTTTTTAACTGGATCTGATCGAGACAGTATTGCCCCAGTACCAGTTGTTGTTTGCTCAGCTTGTGGACATATGAATGAAATGTTTAAGCCATCAATATAAACCCCCAGTCAAAGATCACATATGATTATAGGAGTAGAAGTTCAAAATAAAGACTTAATGATATCTTACTATGATAAGAGCGGTAAGATATCCTACATTAGAAAGAGACTATCAGATCATGAGATCTTTAATTGGGTTGAAAGCAATAAGCCAACAATCTACAAGAATTGGGATGGCAAACCGATAAAACGAGCAAAATCAGATCCAAAATGGTTAACCAGAACCAGGATAGAGGAGCTAATCATAGAAAAGCTTTCGCCGGAAGAGATCAACATGATATACGACTTTGATAATCTTCCAAGAAAGGACTATGTCGATATCGAGATTGGATTAACAAGTGACGAATTTCCAAAGCCCGAGAAAGCGGCTATGCCAGTATGTCTAATATCATTCTGCAACGAAGAAGGAGTAAATTATGTCCTATCTATCATGAAATCCGAAGAACATCCAAACGGATTAACAGATTCGGATATATCTAGAATGGAAAAGGAAATCAATGAATATTTTAGAAGTATCATTCCGCACGGTGATAAAGACAGGTCAATTCTAGATCAAGAATTCAAAATAAAGCATAAGTTCTTTAAAACTGAAGACGAGCTTCTAGAATTCTATTTTCATCAGGTAATTCCAAGACAGTCCTTCCTAACTGGTTGGAATTTTATCGACTTTGACTGGCAATATCTTATGAATCGAGCAAAGAAGAGAAACATCGATCCTCTTCAAAACATGCAGTCAAATAAGACGTTTAACAAGAGGCATAAGCTTCCGGTTCACCTAGGAATTCTAGACTACATGCACTTATTCCAAGACCCTGGATATAAGCCTTATAAAGTAGTGGAGAATTACACACTGGATTACATTGCTAATAAAGCCCTTAATGTAACCAAACTCAAGCATCCTTATAAAAACATGAGAGAGTTTCAACAGGATGTATATATGTTCACCAAATATAATGTGATCGATATAATACTTGTGAAGCTCCTAGAAGATAAATTCGGGTTATTAGATGTTGCATTTTCTCTTGCAAATACAGCACAGATCGAAGTAAATAAGATCCATAGCCCGGTTCATGTTACTGAAGTCCTAATGTGTAGAGAATTTCTAAACATGGATCGAAGAATGATGAAGAAGCCTTGGAGTAGCGGAGAAGATAAGGTAGATACAAAATACGAAGGAGCATATGTAATGCCTCCGGTTCCTGGATATTATGAGTACGTTGCATGCTACGACTTTGCGTCGATGTATCCAAACATACAGATGCAGTTTAATATTTCTCCTGATTCTTACTTAGGAAAAAAGGGCATGATTCGTGTTAATGGATCGGAAATATCTACCAAAAATGATACCTATTTTGATGGTAGAAAAGACTCAGTCGCGAGAACAATTCTAAATCGACTATATAACGCTAGAATTACAGCTCAAGACGAGATAAAAAGTTTAAAGTTTTCAAAATGACAAGTAGAGATTTTATAAGCTGGCTAGACGGCTTTACAGAAGGAAAGACAGAATTAAACTCTGAGGAAATTAATAGAATCAGAGAAAAGTTGGAAACTATTGTTGACATAAATCCTTCCATAGTTCCTCTTCATCCAGTTCCTACTCCTGTTCCAGGAAGCGGGGATCCCTATTCTCCACCCTATTCGGTAGGAGACTTTCCTCCGTATGGAGGGACTACATTAACCTATTCGTATACCACGAATGATAAAAAATCTGATAAAGATGAGGTGGATAAAAAATCTGATTCTAAGGAATAAAAAAAATAAAGAAGAGATGATGACTGAAGAACAACTAATTAGTTACAAACAAAATTTCACTGGTCAAAGGTTTCAATGGATAAAAACAGACCGGCCCGAGCTAGTTGGAAAGATAGTAAAATGTAGGGATGTACAGCACCAAGGAAGAAGTGCGATCGCAGTATTTGAAGATGGATCTAAGATAGATATTAAACTGCTTAATAAAAATCTCTTGATGATCACTGGAGATATGCAACCACTGAGTAAGCAAGAAGCTATGAGTATAGGCGGAGCAAACCGTCCAAGTCAACAGGCTCCCTTAGAAACTCCTCCATCGGGAAGCGGACCGATTAAGATTCCAGATGAATTAAAGGAGTATCAAACCAAAAATGAACCTCCAAAGCAAAATTTAAGTAAGCCTCAATCTGAATCTCAAAGGCAGAGCGAACCTGCTAAAAATCCATTTGAGATGTTTAACTCTGAGGAAACTGAAATTGTTCTTAAAATGAACGTAAAAATTCCAGATAAAAAGTTACTAAAGCTAATGTATTCTAACGCTGAGAATAAAGAGGAGTTCGTAGACCAGCTAGCTGCTTACATTTATTCTCTTATAAATAATAATACAGTAGTAGATTCTTTAGAGTCAATCTTTGTAAGCAAGCCTAAGAGTAGAGCAAAGGTAGTACATAAGAAGTCTGATACTGAAGATATAAAATTAACCGAGGTTGATGACGAATAAGGAATTCAAAAACAGTGAACAGTTTTCAGATGGTAAATATAGAGTTCTGAAAATAAGCGACGGATCCAAGGATTTAAGAAGAATTACTTGCGAAACTGAGGGTATCTGTTTGATACCCTTTGACACGTCTAATGGTAAGATTAGAAATGTATACCTAGCTCGCCAGATGAATTACCTTCAAAATCAAGAAGATCATTCATGTATTTGCATTGAATCTAGAGGAACTTACTCCTCTAACTTCGAGGAGGTTGAATCAATATGTAAAGAGGAGCTGAACATTGATTGTGACGTAAATGATGTTTACTACCTTGGGTCAATTAAGCATAATTACCCATTCACTAAATCCTATAAATGCTATGGTATAAACCTAGACAATCACTCTAAAGATCTATCCGGATTCGCGTTAGATATTCCAAAATCAGAGCAAGATAATAGACTATATGCTCTTGATAAAGTCAGATTCAATAGAGTTCTCAACGGAGAAATAGAAGACTCACTATGTCTTGCCTCGGCCACTCTGCTAATTTCGTACATAAATTCATAAAACTAGGAATATTAATTCCAGTACAATCTTATAAAAATAGATAATATGTCGTCATCAACAAAGGATTTAGTATCAGCGTTCGGTAAATTTAACGAACTATTAGAAAAACAAACCAAGAATAGAGTAACCCTTAGGGGATTTTCAGACATCGATGAATATATTCATACAGGTAACTACCTCTTGAATGCTCAGATGTCAGGATCTCTGCGAGGAGGATATCCAAATGCTAGGAGTCTTGGAATTGGAGGAGACAGTGGAACTGGTAAGACTTTCCTATGTTTGAATGCAGTTAAGAACATGCAAGCAATGGGATACGGAGTTTTCTATGTTGACACTGAGGGTGCCTTAGACAGAAAGGATTTTGAGAATTTCGGAATAGATATGTCGATGATGAACTACAAGAGAATTGGAGTTATATCCGAGGTTAAATTCTTTGTATCTGACATTATTAAGATGAAAGAGGAGAATCCAGGAATGAAAGTTGGAATAATTGTAGACTCTCTAACTCACCTTGAAACTAACAAGGAAATTGAAGATGTCAGAAAGGGAAGCAATGCACAAGACATGGGTCTTAGAGCAAAAGAGCTTAGAGCTCTTTTCAAGTCCTTCACACTAGATCTATCAAATCTTAAGATTCCACTCATCTTTACATCTCACACATATTCAAGTCAAGATCAGTATACCCCAAAGCAGATGTCAGGAGGTGGAGGTCCTCTATATGCAGCATCAGTAGTTATGATGCTCTCTAAAGGACACCTGAAAGATGACAATAAAACCAAGACTGGGGTAATCGTAAGATCGACGACAGATAAAAACAGATTGGCAAAACCTGCCAAAATAGAATTTCACATTAGTTTCCATAAGGGAATGAATCCATACATTGGCCTACAAGATTATCTAAGCTGGGAAAACTGTGGAGTACAGAGAGGTAATAAATTAACTGAAAAAGAGTATTCTAAACTCAAGCCAGCTGAACAGTCTAGTTGCTCAGATTTTGAGGTAGATGGAGAAAAGTTCTGGTTCCTTCCAAAAGACAGAGCACTTAATTACGTAATAAAGCATTCAGGTGCCCTTGTCCCATGGAGAGAAGTATTCACAGACAAGGTGTTTATTCCTGAAGTAATTGATGAGCTCGATAAAAACGTAATTATGCCAATGTTCAAGTACAGCTCTCTTGCTGAAATTGAACAAGATGAATTAGATGACTTTGATCAAATAGAGGATAATGAAGATTAAGAACAGTGTACCAATTAAGTATGCTCTAGATCTTCACCTCTGTAAGGAACACATATCCTCAGACGGAATCGTATTTGAGATACTTAGATATCTCTTAAATCAA